CACGCGCCCGCTCGTCCTCACGGGCCTCCGCGTCATCCCGCAAGAAGTCAGCGGGTAGGGGGCGGTAATGGGCTGGTTCGGATCCGATAGCGAGAGCGAACCCGTCGTCGAACCCATCGTCGTCGAGTCCGAGGTCATCGACGCCGTCATCATCCCCGAGCCCGAGCCAGAGGCCGTCGTGGCGCCCGCGCGCGCACGGCGTCTCCGCAAGGGCAAGGCGTCACGCATGGCCGCGGCACAGGCGAAGCACGTCGTCTGATGGTCGAGGCCGTCCAGAAGCCGCCCTTCGTCGTTCACGGCGATATGGGACAGATGTTCCAGTGGCTCACGGGCGACGTGCCGCACCCGCGCGAGGCCATCATCGAGGGCAGCGCCGGGACGGGTAAGACAAGGACCGGCTGCGAGTGGGTCGTCACGGCCTGCAACTCGCACCGCCAGTCCAAGGGCCTCATCATCCGCAAGACCAGGGTTTCCCTGAACGACTCGGTCCTCCCGATCCTCGAAGAAGAGGTTCTCGGACTGGACCACCCCGCCGTCCTGGGGGGGCCGAGTCGGGCTCACAGGACAGGCTACGCGCACCCGCGACTGGGCGGCGAGATCGTCCTTGGCGGCATGGACAATCCCACCAAGCTGTTCTCGACGCAGTACGACTGGTGCTGGGTGAACGAGTGCCAGGAACTCACGAAGAACGAGTGGGAGTCGCTGCACCGCGCCCTGCGCCGTGACGGGATGCCCGGCTTCGGCAACATCCTCTTCGGCGACTGCAACCCCGAGGACGAGTTCCACTGGGCCAACCGGCGCATGGAGTCCGGCCGCTGCAAGCGCATCCTCACGAGGTTCTGGGACAACCCCACCCTCTACGATCACGAGAGCGGCGAGTGGACATCCAAGGGGTTCGAGTACACCGCGCGCCTGCGCGAGAACCTCACGGGGGTCACCTACCAGCGCCTCTACCTGGGCAAGTGGGTCTCGGCCTCGGGACAGGTGTGGGAGAACTACGACACCGCCGTCCACAAGATCCAGGGCGAGGTCGAGGAGTCGGGCGGACGACACTTCCTGCACGTCGACGGCTGGCACGGAGCGCCGGGACGTAAGCCCACGAACGACACCGACCCCTGCGACCCCATCGAGATCAAGTCCTTCCTGGGTGGACAGGACGTGGGGTTCACCGCCCCGGGTAACGCGGGCGTGCTCGCGCTCGACGCCGAGGGCCGGGCCTATCAGGTCGCCGAGGTTCACTGGACCAAGAAGGATCACGAGTGGTGGGGCGACGTGTGGTCCGAAATGTACGAACGGTTCCCCGTCCGGGCCATCATCTGCGATCACGACAGAGCACTTATCGAGCACCTGAATCGTCGTCTGAAGCACGCTGGCCCGGACGGTCTCCCTGGTCTCGCGCGCGAAGCGGACAAGCGCCGCGGCAAGGGCGGCGAGATGGCTGGCATCGACGAGGTGCGCGTGCGCCTCAACCCGCGCGACGACGACTCCCGAGGGTTCTACATCCTGGAGAACTCGCTGTACCGCGGGCGTGACCCCGAACTCGTGCGTGACGAGAAGCCGACCTGCCTCGCTGAGGAGATCCCGGCCTACGTCTACCCCGCGGTCGAGGACGGCAAGCCCATCAAGGACAGTCCCGACCCGGGCTGCTCAGATCACGGCTGCGACCGCGTGCGGTATCAATTTCGTTACCTGAAAGACCGCACGTTCTCCAGCCGCACGAAGGTCCCGTACTTCACCGACGAGGTGAACGTCACGCTGGGCATGAACAAAATCTTCCGTGGCCTCGGCATCCCGCACCCGGGGAGACCCCAGCGATGAGCCTCAACTTCGAAGCGAACCGCTGGGTGGAAGAGATCCGACAGGACCAGGACTGGCTGGACCGGAAGCTGGACAAGGTCAAGGACATGATCGCCGCCTACCACGGGCCCGGGTACGGCGACGAGAACGACATCAACGGGTACGACCCGCGAAACCACGCGCATCAGGTCGTGTCTCTGTACGCGCCCGACCTCGCCTACGACATCCCGAAGGCGCGCGTCGGCAGCCTGCGCACGGAGTCGAACGAGCGCATGTTGGCCGCGCACCACGCGCTGAACCGCTGGCTGCCCGAGACGCGCTTCTCGGCCCTCACCGACAAGTTGGCCGTGGACTACCTGTTCGCCTTCGGCGGGACCGTCACGACCATGCAGCCCGTCAAGGGCCTGTACGAGTTCGAGGACCCGCTGTACTGGCCGCAGGTCGCCCGCCTGCCCATGAAGATGATGGGCTGGGATCGGCACGCGAAGTCGTGGGAGGAGCGGCGCTACTCGTGGCACGTCGTCGTGACGCTGAAAGAGGACCTGATAGATCAGGCCAAGGCGGACGGGGCCCTGCCCAAAGAGGAGCGTGAGGGCTGGATCCTCACTGGCATCAAGGGCATGTCCGAGGACGTGGGGATCGAGCGATACCAGAACCCCGGCCAGTCGTCCCGCAGCCGCGGCGAGGTGCTCTACATCGAGATGTGGGAGGCCGACGGGCGCATCAAGCCCGAGAACACGTCCGAGAAGGGCTACAACGGCATCCTGCGCACGTTCGCCTACGGCAAGGAGTGGGACGGCGTCGAGATCCGCGAACCGCGCGACTTCTGGGGTCCCGCGGGCGGGCCGCACACGCTCTATGGGACCTACTACGTCCCCGACGACTCGATGCCGCTGTCGGTGTTGCAGGCGACGTGGGGACAGGCGCGTGACCTGAACGTCATCGCCAAGGCCAACAACGAGTCGGGCGCGCACTACAAGGAGGCCCTGTTCACGGACTCCGAGGAGTTGGCGCAGAAGATCGCCGAGGCCAAGCACCAGCACGTCTTCGTCCACGACAGCCTCGACAAGGACCGCCTCATCTCGCAGAAGTTCGGGGGCATCTCCGACCAAGCACAGTTCCAGGAGTTGCGGCTGGAGAAGTCGCTCGAAGACGCTTCCGGGCTGACCGAGGCCATGAAGGGCGGCGTGACCGGCGACGCTACCGCGACCGAGAACGCCATCGCGTCCTCGTCCTCCTCGTCTCGCAAGGGCTACGTCGTGCGCAAGTTCTACGCGGCCACCGAGGAGAACCTGCGCAAGGTGCTCTGGTACATGCTCAACGACGACAAGTTCGTCATCCGTGGCGGGCCCGAGTTGGACCGCCTCACGGGCATGAAGAACGCGATGATCCGGGGCGGGACCGACGACGGGATGGTCGACGACTTCAACGACCTGGAACTCTCCATCGAGGTCGGGTCCATGGGTCGCAAGACCCAGCAGGAGCGTGAGGCCCGCGCGATGATGAAGTTGCAGGCCGTCCAGGCGCTCGCACAGGCCAACATCAACCTGCCCAACCTCGCGGTCACCGATGTCGCAGGAGACATCGCGGCCGACCTCGACTACCCCGAACTCCCGGCCCGCATCAACGTCGAGATCGGCGCCATGGTCGCCGCGATGATGATGGGCCAGCAGGGCGGGATGGAACCGGCACAGTCCACACCGCAGCCCCAGGGGCGCCTCAAGGTCACGCAGGGCATCGCCTCGTCCAAGGGTGCCTCTTCGGTCCTGCCGCAGCACGCGGCCTCACAGGGCCCGGGGTCCAGCGCCACCGGAGTCCAGAACAGCTTCTCGAAGAACGGAAAGACCTGATGGCCCTCTACCCCTTCCAGGCTCGTGACGGATCGGTGGTCGATCTGGAGTACCCGATGGCGGCGGCGCCCGACCTCGGGGTACGGCGCAAGATCGGCGGCAAGGTCTACAGCCGCATCTCGGTGATTCCCCGGTTCGGGGTGCATGTCGGCAAGCCCGTCGACTACGACAGGCTGAACTCGTCCTTGAGTGCGCCGACGGAGAACAACGCGAAAATCTGGGGGATCCCTCCCCCGGAGGATGGATACAACGCTGACGGGACCGCGCGGTTCCGCGGCACCTCCGCCAAGAAGCGGTACGCCGAGAGAGCAGAGTCCTCAGACGGGAAAATGATATTCGATGGCTGATGAAACACCCGAAGTAGCGGCAACCCCGTCCCACGAAGACAACGTGATGGCGTGGCTGGACGCCAACGACCCGTCCGGGGAAGAACCCGATGTGTCCCCGCTGATCGGGGCTCCGCACACGACCTTCGAGGCGACGATGGAGGCCACCGAGGTCCCCGACGACGAGCCCGAGGTCGAGACGG